ATTAAGAAATGGTTAAATGACCCAGAAAATAAATATTTTAGAACTAGAGAGGGGAATGTTTAATGGCTATTACAAATTATACACAACTTCAATCTTCTATAGCTAGTTGGCTTTTAAGGGATGACCTAACAGCCGTTATTCCTGATTTTATAACATTAGCAGAAGCCCAGTTTAATAGAGAGATACGCAACAGAAAAATGATTAAAAGAGCAACAGCTACTATTGATTCTCAATATAGTGCTGTACCCTCTGATTGGTTACAAAATGTCGACCTTGTTATGGAAACAAATCCTATAACAACCTTACAGTTTGTTACTAGCGAACAACTTGATAGATTAAGAGGGTCAAACTCTGCAACTGGAAATCCAGCAGTCTATACAGTTGTTGGACAAGAACTAGAGGTTCTTCCTGTACCAGCATCAAACTCTACACTTACAGGCGAATTAACGTATTACGGAAAGATAGATGCTTTATCTGCATCAACCGCTACAAATTGGTTGCTTAATTCTTCACCTGATATTTACCTTTATGGAACTTTATTACAGTCTGCTCCCTACTTAGTTGAGGATGAAAGGATAGCTGTATGGGGTGGTATTTATACCAAATTAATAAACGACCTTAATATTGCCGATTCTAATGCAAGAATTGGAGATTCAACTTTAAGAATAAGAGCAACAGCATTACAATAGGAGATAATTATGAGCTTTTCGGATTACTTAGAAAATAAAATTTTAGCGTATACCTTTAGTGGTACAGCCTTTACGCCTGCTGCCACAAAGTATTTAGCTTTATATACAGTAGCACCAAATGATGATGGAACTGGTGGAACTGAAATATCAACTTCTGGTACTGGTTACACAAGACAAACAGTCGCCTTTACAACAACTGCAAGTCAATCGTCTAATACAGCAGCAGTTGAATTTTCAACAGCTTTATCAAGTTGGGGAACAGTTGTAGCAGTAGGTGTACTAGATGCTTCAACAAGCGGTAATTTATATGCAGTAGGAACTTTAGCGGTACAAAAACCAATTTCAACTGGTGATGTATTTAGAGTACCAGCTGGTGATTTAGATATTGATTTAACATAAGGAACTTCAATGCCAACTCGTGATTATAGCGAAGGATTTTACGGAACAAATGTTTATGGCGAATGGTCTATAACAGACGCTTCTGCGACTGTAACAGCAACTTCATCATTTGGATTTAATGCTGTAAGACAGTACGGAGAAAACGAGTACGGAATTAATGCTTATGGAGTTTGGTCGGAAACCGATAGTGGTATTATTCAAATCACATCAACATCATCATTAAGTCTATCAGCCGCACAGCCGATTGATACTTATTCCTCTGGAGAATTTGGTTATGGAAACTATTCTGCTGGAACATATAGAGATGCTTCTGTTACAATTACAGGAGTATCTACTGTTGCTATTCCTGATGTTACACCAGAGAATGTAACATTAACTATAACAGTACAAAGCACTAATACTGGCAATAAGTATTTTGTAAATGGCGTACAACAGAATATGCCTATTGCATTAAAAAAAGGGTCTACTTATAAATTTGACCAATCTAACGCAAGCAACAACAATCACCCATTAAGGTTTTCCACAACAAATAACGGCTCTTGGGCTGGTGGCTCAGAATATACTGATGGTGTTACAGTAGTAGGAACAGCTGGTCAAGCTGGAGCTTACACGCAAATCGTAGTAGCTAATAATGCACCTTCTCAACTGTATACATATTGTCTTAATCATAGTGGTATGGGTTTTGGTGTTCCAGTTATACTAGGTGGTAATATTATAAGGATTAGAAATGTTTCTGCTGTCTCAGCTGGCTCATCAACTATAACTTGTGTTGTTCAAAGAATACATGGTGCTTTAATACCAACGACAGGAACTTCTACTGTTTCAGCAGTAGGCAATGTAACATTCTCTGGAAACCCATATCCTATTAATGGAGTTTCTTCTGTTGCAGTAAGCCCAGTAAGAATATTACTTATAGGTGTTGACCCTATAGCTGGAGCATCATCAACAGACTTTTTTGCAAGATATAAGTGGGAAGATGTTCCGATTACTTCAACAAATTGGACTAATGTTTACAAAGTAGCCGCATAATTTAAAATTTAAAGGAGAAAAAAATGGCAGATACAACAACAACAAACTTAGGAATTACTAAGCCAGAGGTCGGTGCGAGTACCGACACTTGGGGTACTAAATTAAATCAAGGGTTAGATACTCTTGATGGTTTATTTGCTTCAAACGGAACTGGAACTTCTGTAGGAGTTCAAGTTGGTAGTGGTAAGACACTTACAGTAGGTGGTAGCTTAATTGCTTCTGGAGCTGTTACTCTTAATAGTGCTACAATATCAGCTACTGGAGCAACTATTTCAAACTTAGGAACTGTAACCACAGTTGATTTGAATGGTGGTACTATTGATGGAGTTACTATCGGAGCTACTTCTGCTGGAGCAATAACAGCTTCTAACTTAACAGCAACAGGAACAGTTAATTTTACTGGTGCTACTATATCAAATGCTGGAACAATAACTACAGCAGATATAAATGGTGGTACTATTGACGGAGCTACAATAGGTGCTTCTGTACCTTCAACATTAACAGGAACAGTTGTAAAGGCTACCTCTTTAAGAGAAACTAAATTAGCTGTTACACAAGCCACAGGAACACTAACTCTTGATTGTTCAGCTGCTAATGTTTTTGAGTTTACTCCTTCTCAAAATATTACAACATTAACAATTAATAATGTTCCAGCTTCTGGTAACGCTTATGCAGCTGTATTAAAAATTACGGGTTCTGCTTATGCTATTACATGGGGAACAGCAGTTAAATGGGCTGCTGCAACCGCACCTACATTGTCAGCTTCTGGTGTTGATGTTATAGTCTTATTAACAGTAGATGGCGGAACAACATTTTATGGCTTTGTTTGTGGACAGGCTTTAGCGTAATTTAAAATAGGAGTAGTATAATATGTCAACTTTAGCATATTCATTAATGGCAGCAGCTGGCGGTGGCGGTGGCGAAGATTCTTTTGTCGGAGTTATCGGTGGTAATACTGGTGTTTCAACAAACAACATATACCCAATGTTTTATAATTCTACCTCTAGTTTTGGTAGGTTTGCGGTAGATTGGAACTCTTACAGAGGTGGTGGAATATGGTCTGGTGCAGATGGAAATATCATGTTTGGCACAGTTGCATATTCTTATCAAAATAGTGCTGCTACTGGTAATTTTTCTTGTGGTCAAGCTAAATTAAATAATGCTTCAAGTATAGACCCATTAGCAATAGAACTTAATCATGTTCAATTTTGTCCACCAAAAAAACCTGATGGAAGTTTTAATGTTTTAACCAACCCTGAACATTGGTCTCCTATAGGACTTGATAAAGAAGGAAATACTATTCACCTGATTAGTTATGGTAGTACGCTTACTTCTGCTATAGTTAAATTTCCTGATAACGCAGTTGTAAACGGAGTAAGTGCAACAAATGTTAAATCTAGGTGGTGGACAAATATGAGTCAGTTTGCTGGAATTAGAGATTGGCGAACTGGGTATGACACGTTTATTACCTTTGGCAGAAGTGATGCAGTTGCTGGCAGTCATGGTCAGATTATGAAGTGGGATATGAACAACCCAACTGGAACACCAGACTTAACATTTGCTAAAACTAATTCAATATTAAATTCAACTAATTCTGTTCAATGGTCTGCATTTAGTTGTGGTGATACAGATACAGATGGAAATATATATGCTGGAGGTAAAATTTACAATAATCCAAATCAACCTTTTTTGGCAAAATTTGATACCTCTGGAGCTGTTCAATGGCTAAAAGAATCTAGGTTTGGAAATGGTCAACCTTATAATTATGGTAGTGCTACTGGACTAAGTAATATTAAGTGCAGTAAAGACGGAACTCACTTATATGCCCTTCAATCTGTATATGCTATGCAATATACAACTTGGGATGGCATATCTAATACTTCTCGAAAAACAATTCTCACAAAAATTAATCCTTCTAATGGAACTGTATTATGGCACAGAGGACTTAGAGGTATAGCTAATGGAGACTGGCAATCTGGTGAAACTGGACTTGCTGTAGATAATGACGGAAACGCTTATATGACTGTTTTTTCTGAGCAAGATAATAAGTTAGATGCTAATTGTGCTGATACTGATTATGTTTTAATAAAAGTTAATTCTTCTGGTGTTATGCAATGGGCTAATGTTGTTAAATCTACCCCCCTTAACAATCAAGCAGTATCGGCTTCTGCAATGTCTCCAAATAGCGATATGCGTGGGGGTTTTCATCAACAGATAACTATATCAAAAGAAGGAGAGGGAGATAATATTCTTTGTAGTGCGAGTGGAAGGGCAGAAACAGATAGG